CATACGCAGCAGCAGCGACTGGAACTGTTGTAGTTATCTACAATGAGCAAGTTGATGTAACTGCAGGTGCTACTCTTGTGGTAACCAATACTACTGATAGTGCTAGTATTACTGCTACATATGCTAGAGGAACAGGTACAAACCGTATCGAGTTTGACTTTACATGTGCTGCAGCAAGTAAGGTACATACTATTGGTGCTCAAACAATCTCTGGAACAATCGTTGACGCAGGTACTTCTACCGCATCAGACAAAGTATTCGTTCTAGGTGATACAGTCGGAGCAGGTGGTTCTGGTTCTACCAAGACAATTACTACAACTTAATAAATGAAATTTGACGAACTGAATGAGGAGACCTACATTCTGTTCGCCATCAAACATTATGAGAATCCTCATTGTGTCACACGTGAGGATTTTGATGAAGACATGAAGCGTTTTAAGTATCTAAAACGACTCTTAAAACGTTATGTTAGAGGGGGTCCGTTGAGGACTCATCTTATTATTAACCATCTTATCATCCTTTATAATGTATTTGGCGAGGCAGCTACTCCCCTTATCTTTTATAGACTTGAAAGAGAGTATTGGTCTATCTTAAAAACTATACTAATGTATTTGAATAAATACCCAGTAGGGATGCTTCCAGACTTGGAAGTTGATGAAGACATTAACGACGAACTCCTAAACATATGAACGAAGAAATGATGACAACTGGTTTTACTGGTGCGTCGGCTCCTAAAGGTCCAGTCGCAGGGTTTGATCCTGTCATGAAGTTCAGAAAAAAAGTCATGAAGCGAAAAAAAATCAAAGAAGATAATGAAATTGATCGCCCTATTGATATGAGTGGTCGTTCTAGATTATTTCAATATAAAGTTAATATACCAAAGGTCGGTGAAACTATAGTATATGCAAACTCACCTGCACAACTGACACAAAAATTACGTGTTCTTATAAATCCTCGATACAGAGGTGATATAAAAATTGAACGTATCATGCCAGCTAACGCTGCTAAGTTCTTTATGGACAAGCGTATGGCACACATGAAGAATGTAGACACTACTGCTCAGGCAAACAAACGTCTATATGCTAAGGAAGAATTAGAACAGAAGTTTAAGAATCAGCAAGCACAAGCAAAAGTTGCTATTGAAAAGAAAAAAGTTATGCTTAAGAAGCAACAACTCCAGAAGCAACTACAAATGAAAACACAGAGTTTAAAAAAACAAGCGAGAGCAGGGACAGAACAAGACGAGACAAGATAAATGGCTGAGCACAATATAAATGCTGCTATAATTGAAAGGTTAGAAAAAGTTGTTGACACTCTTCAAGACAATAGTGTGAAGATGGGTCAAATTCTTGCTGTACATAACGAGAAGTTAGATAAACAAGATAAAGTAGACGAGGTTCTGTTTGAGAAGTTGGATAATTTAAACAAAGATTTTAATAGAGAAACAAATGCAATTAAAAAAGGTTGCGAGAGGGATATACGCAAGGTTGATGACCGCCTTAAGGTCATGGAGAAGAAGATGTGGTCTATTTTTGGTGGTCTTGCTGTTGTATCTTTCATGGTGTCTGCACCAGGACAAGCCCTCCTTAAAAACTTGACAAATAATACTAATACAAGTATGATAAGCGGACAGATAGTTCGTTCTATTGACTGAATTTGTTGACGCACATTACGTAAACTTACTTTCCCACAGACTAGACAAGTTTGTTAGGAAAAAACAAGACTTATATAACTTTCGTTGCCCTTACTGTGGAGATTCACAGAAGCATAAGAACAAGGCACGAGGTTATTTTTTTCGTCTTAAGACAGATTTGGTATATAAGTGTCACAACTGTGGTGTTGGTAGAACTCTGCCTAATTTTTTAAAGGACAACGCTCAAGATCTCTATGATGAATATATCTTGGAGAGATATAAGAGTGGTACTTCTGGTAAAGGATCGTATGTTCCTAAACCATCATTTAATAAACCAGTCTTTAAGAAAAAGGAAGACCTTGAAAGTATTGCGGATCTAAATAATTCGCACCCTGCCGTAAAGTATCTTGTCTCTAGACAAATTCCTAAAAAATATTGGTCCGAGCTCTTCTTCACAGAGCAGTTCTGTACTTGGGTTAACAAAACGAAACCATCGTTTAGCGAAATCAAGAACGATCACAGTCGAATCATTATCCCGTTCATTAAACCAAACCAAAAAGAAAATGGAGGACATAATGAAGGAGAATGGTTCGGATTCCAAGGACGATCACTAAACCCAAAAGACCAACTAAGATATATTACTATCATGTTGGACGAAAATGAATCAAAAGTTTATGGACTTCATAGAATAAATCCACATGAAAAAGTTTACATCGTCGAAGGACCATTCGACTCGCTCTTCTTGGAGAACTCGGTTGCTATGGCTGGCTCCGACGTTGATTGTAGGTCGTATAATTGGAGCGATTATATTTGGGTTTATGATAACGAACCTCGTAACAGAGAAATCGTTAAAAGAATCGACAAGACCATTGGTCGAGGAGATAAGGTAGTTATTTGGCCACGAAATTTACAACAAAAGGACATTAATGATATGCATCTAGCTGGACATAACGTTCAGTCTCTGGTAGAATCTAATACATACTCAGGGCTTGAAGCAAAGGTTAAACTTACTGAATGGAAAAAGGTATGACAAACGTAGTTAAGAGAAATGGTGAGACTGCACCGTTAGACTTAGAAAGAGTACACCATATAGTTGAACATGCTTGCAGAGGTCTTGCAGGTGTGTCAGAATCACAGGTTGAAATGAATTCTGGTATTCAATTCTTTGATGGTATTAAAACAGAAGACATTCAAGAGATTCTTATTCGTTCTGCTAATGATTTAATCACGTTAGAGAATCCTAACTATCAGTATGTTGCTGCTAGACTTCTTTTATTTGGATTAAGAAAGGAAGTATATAAAGGTCATCCTGATGATCATCCTACTTTAAGATCACATGTAGATCTCTGTGTTGAGAAGCATCTTTATGATGGTAGTATAGTTGAAAAATTTACTGACAAAGAGTGGGAACTATTAAATTCTTACATAGATCATGATAGAGATTACCTATTTACATACGCAGGTATCAGACAGGTAGTAGATAAATATTTGGTACAAGATCGTAGCACTGGTAAAGTCTTTGAGACACCACAGTTCATGTATATGATGGTTGCTGCTACTCTCTTTCAAGATGACGATAAGTTCTATAGACTGGAGTACATCAAAAAGTATTATGACGCAATCAGCAGACACAAAATCAACATCCCAACACCGATCATGGCGGGAGTCAGAACCCCCATTCGTCAATTTGCAAGTTGTGTTTTGGTTGATATTGATGACACCCTCGATAGTATCTTTAGCAGTGATATGGCTATTGGCAAATATGTCGCTCAAAGGGCAGGTATTGGTATCAACGCAGGTAGAATCAGGGGTATCAACAGTAAAATCAGGGGTGGCGAAGTTCAACACACAGGTGTTGTTCCCTTCCTTAAAAAGTTCGAGGCAACTGTTCGGTGCTGTACTCAAAACGGTATCCGAGGAGGATCAGCTACTGTGCACTTTCCTATCTGGCATCAGGAAATCCAAGACATCCTCGTCCTCAAAAACAACAAAGGAACAGAAGACAACAGAGTAAGAAAACTTGACTACAGTATTCAGTTAAGTTCAATATTTTATCAACGATTTATTGACGATGAAAATATCAGTTTATTCTCTCCTCATGATGTTCCTGGTTTATATGATGCTTTCGGCACTGAATCCTTTGACGAACTCTACCAACGATACGAGGGGCAAATTGAGATTCCGAGAACGAATGTCTCTGCCCAAGAACTCTTTTTAAATCTTCTTAAAGAGAGAGCAGAAACAGGTCGTATCTATATCATGAATATCGACCATTGTAATACTCATAGTTCATTTAAAGATACAGTACGTATGAGTAACCTCTGTCAAGAGATTACTCTACCTACTGAACCTATTGATCATATAGATGATGAAATGGGTGAGATAGCATTGTGTATACTATCTGCTATCAATGTAGGTAGGTTAAACAAACTTGATGATCTAGAAGAACTATGTGATTTATCTGTCAGAGGACTAGAAGAATTAATTGACTATCAAAAGTACCCTGTGGCAGCAGCAGAATCCGCTACAAAGACGAGAAGATCACTTGGTATAGGTTTCATAGGGTTAGCACATTATTTGGCAAGACAAGGGGTTGCATACGAGGATCCAAATGCATGGCAGTTAGTACATGATTTGACTGAAGCATTCCAATACTACCTACTTAAAGCATCTAATCAGATAGCAAAAGAGAAGGGAGCATGTGGTAACTTCTCAAGAACTAAGTATGCTGATGGAATTCTACCAATAGATACATACAAAAAAGATGTAGACGACATCGTACCAAACAACCTCAACTATGATTGGGATTCTTTACGGGATGACATTAAGGAGTTCGGACTTAGGCACTCCACACTGTCAGCACAGATGCCATCAGAGAGCAGTTCCGTTGTGTCAAACGCAACCAATGGAATCGAACCACCAAGAGATTATCTGTCCATTAAGAAGTCAAAGAAAGGACCTCTTAAGCAGATTGTTCCGTCTTATGGGTCTTTGAAAAACAATTACACTCTCTTGTGGGAGATGAAAGGTAACAAAGGATATATAAATGTTGTAGCAGTTATGCAGAAGTTCTTTGACCAAGCAATTTCTGGTAACTGGAGTTATAATCCTGCCGACTATCCAGATAATGATGTACCTGTGAGTGTTATGGCACAAGACCTACTAACAACTTATAAGTATGGTTGGAAGACATCTTACTATCAAAACACATATGACATTAAAACAGATGAGGTTGGTGATACTACAGAGAATGAAAAGAGTGATAATCTAGAATGTTTATTAAACGAATTAAGTTCAATTAAGGAGGGAGAGTGTGAATCCTGTTCAATTTAAAGTTTCACCTATCAATAGTAAAAAAATGAATAATCTTAAAGGCATGACCGTCTTTAACACAGAGGAGTGTGATACAAAAAAACAACCTATGTTTTTCGGTAAACCTTTAGGAGTACAAAGATATGATAACTTCAAGTATCCTGCATTTGAGAATTTAACAAAATCTCAGTTAGGATATTTCTGGAGACCAGAAGAAGTATCATTACAAAAAGACCGTGGTGATTATCAATCACTACATCCAGAACAGAAGCACATCTATACATCAAACTTGAAGTATCAGATTATGCTTGACTCAGTTCAAGGTCGTGCACCAGGTATGGCATTTTTACCATACTGTTCTTTACCTGAGTTAGAAGCTTGTATGGAAGTGTGGTCATTTATGGAAATGATACATTCACGTTCATACACATATGTTATCAAGAATGTTTATCCAGATCCATCTGATGTATTTGATATGATACTATCTGATGACCGTATTCTAGACCGTGCAGCAAGTGTTACAGAGTCATATGATACATTCATCAATGAGGCACATCAGTATGATACAAGTAACTGGTGGAGACCAGATTGGAGAGATAGCACTAGTGGTGCTTGGGAGCAAAAAGAAATTAAGAGGAAACTTTATCGTGCAGTTACTAATGTCAACATTTTGGAAGGTATCCGCTTTTACGTATCTTTCGCTTGTAGTTTTGCTTTTGGTGAGCTTAAACTCATGGAAGGGTCTGCGAAAATCATATCGCTTATTGCAAGAGATGAGAATCTCCATTTGGCAATAACTCAGAATATTATAAACAACTGGAAGAAGGGTGATGATGCCCAGATGAAGGAAATCATCAAAGAAGAAGAGCAATGGACATACAGTATGTTTGACCGTTGTGTAAACGAAGAGAAGCGTTGGGCAGAGTATCTATTCAAAGATGGTAGTATGATTGGTCTAAATGATAAACTACTTCACCAATATGTTGAGTGGGTAGCAAATCGCAGAATGAGAGCAATTGGTTTGAAACCAGTTTACGACATTCCAGCAAGAAACAATCCATTGCCTTGGACAGAGCATTGGATATCCTCAAAAGGATTACAAGTGGCACCACAGGAGACAGAGGTAGAATCCTATATTGTCGGTGGTATTAAACAGGATGTGAAAAAGGATACCTTTAGTGGATTTAAATTATAGTAATATAAATCTTTTTCCCTCTGTAATACATCAATTTGATGTGAATGGATTTGGTGAAATTCAAGATAAATTAATTGATTATGCATATGATTTGAAAAAGAAAGAACCAGAAGGTGTATTAATTTCAAATCATGGTGGTTGGCAATCATCAGATTTTAGTGTGAATAATGAAGATGATGTATTACATAATTTTATTATCAATTGTTTAGCAGGATTTCCTGTAATTGATGAATCATTCAATATGAAAGTTGATGCTTGGGTTAATATTAATAAACCAGGCGATTATAATATTAAGCATAATCATCCTGGTGTTGATTTAGCAGGTGTATTATGGATTAAATGTCCTAAAGATTGTGGTGTAATTGCATTTGATCCTCCAACTGCATTTCAATCGCATAATGAACTAAATTCATATATTGATGATTTTAAAAATCAAAACAATTTATATCATTGTTACCACTTTAATCCTACTGAAGGTAAAATACTTGTTTTTCCTGCACATTTAAATCATCTTGTACAAGAAAATAAGTCAAATGAAGATCGTATTTCAGTATCATTTAATATTAGATTAAATAGTGGTAGGATGAAAAGAAGAGGAAGAGTATCTATTCCAAGATGGAATTTTAACTGGTCAGAAAAAAATGAAAATAGAATTTGAAAAACAATTTGGCAAGGGTTCAGATCCTTGGTATGCAAAAGCAGAAAG